ACCCCGTTTCTCGCAAAGTACGTCGATCCGATCCTGGGCGCCGTCGTGCGCCTGGACCTGATCCTCGTCTGCAAGCCGTGGAGCCATTTCATGGTCGAGCAAAACGCAAAGCTGCAGTTGGCCGAAATGGGAACGGCAAGCACGATCAAGGCGAAAGACGGTGTCAGGGACGGAAAGGGTGAACACTACGAATGGAAAGGCGGAATGCGGCCGGAGAGCTCAACAGACAGGCTCTCGGCAGAGCTGTATAGGGCCCCGCTCCTCGAGGAGGGCAAGGACTTCCTCCAGGGCGGATCGATGGATGCGGCGGGAGGAGAAGACATCATCGCTGACTAAGGAGTAATTCATCATGGCAAATAACGATGCCCCCTTTGGGTTCATCCCGTATGGGAAGCTGCTCTCTGCAGACTGGTATCCGGTGGCTTCTAACTACGGGACGGCCATCTTTGTGGGAGACTGGGTCGAGATCACGAACACCGGCCTGGTCTGCAAGGTCTTCGACGGCGACACGCGCCTCGGCGTCGAAATTGATGCAGCGGGCGCTGCCGGAGACGAGCTTGGAGCGGTTCTCGCGATCCTCGACTCCAACGGGGATCCGCTGAAGTACCTCCCGGCATCCACGCTCGGCGACGGCGTTGTGGCCGGCTACGTTCTCGTGGCCGATCACCCGCTCCAGGAGTTCCTCGTCCAGGAGGACGGGGTCAACACTCCCATCGCGGCGAGTAGCCTTGGCCTCAATGTGGCCATGATCTCGACCCACTCCGGGTCCACGACCACGGGCCGCAGCAAGCAGGAGATCGATTCGGACTCCGTGAACACGACTAACACTCTGGCCCTCCGGATTGTCAAGTCGTACGGCGGAGATACGGTCGGCAGCGCAAACTGCCGATTCATCGTGATCCCTAACCCCAACGCGCACTTCAAGTCCAGCGCAACGGCAATCTAAAGGAGGACAAGAGCTATGTGGACCAGATCACGCTTTCTGAACGAGTACGTCCCTGGCCTCTTCGCCCTCGCCGTTGATTCCTACATCACCAGCAGGGCGGAGTCGCAATGGGAGGACATGTGTACCATCAAAACCAGCGCAAAAAAGAAGGAAGAGGACTCCATCCGTTCCGGCCTCGGCCTCCCGGTCAGGAAGGGGGAAGGAGCATCCATCACCTATGACACCCAGATCGAGGGCGGTAAGCAGACCTGGGTTCATAACGTGTGGGCCCTCGCCGTGAGACTCACGGAGGAGGCAATCGAAGACAACCTCTACGATCTCAGGGGCGGCGGAAATGCCGACGAACTTTCGAGCATGTTCCGCGACCTTGGCGAGGCGATGAACGAGAACATCGAGAGCCAGATGGCCCGGTTCCTGGTCTACGGGACCGCGACCACCTACCACGCGACCCGGGAGTCCAAGGCGCTCTTCGCCACGGACCACCCGCGCCTGGACAGCTCCACGTTCTCCAACAAGCTGACGGCCTCGGATCTCACCTACTCGAGCTTCTGGGCCGCCGTGGTCGCTGCCGAGAACCAGTACAACCATCGGCAGTACAAGATCAAGAAGAAGATCAAGAATCTGTGGTATCCCCCGCAGCTCGAGAAACAGGCTCGGGAGATCCTGCAGAGCCCGGATCGTCCGGACACGGCGAACCGCGCCATCAACGCCTACGCCAAGAGCGGCCGCAACATGGGCATGAAGTCCTGGCCGCACCTGACGGACACGGATGCGTGGTATCTCCAGCTCGACGGCCGGGGGATCATCTTCTTCTGGCGCCGGAAAACGAGGTTCGGCCGCGAGCAGGACTTCCAGACCGGCGACTGGATGTGCAAGGCGGACCAGCGGTGGTCGGCCGAAATCGCAGACGAGAGAGACTGGTTCGGGAACGTCCCGGCCTAAAAAGGAGGTTCCACTATGAGCACGACCAATCTGACCATCGGGCCGTGGAACGTCCTGGGAGGCCTTGTCCTCCCCTCGACCCAGGGGAACGTCTGGCATGTCAAGCCCTACTCGGGCTCGGACGGCAACGACGGGAAAACCCCCGAGACGGCCGTGAAGACCCTCTCGAAGGCCCTCACCCTGGCCACGGCGGACCAGAACGACATCGTCCTTCTGTATGCCGAGTCCAACACCGGGGCCTACACCACGGACTACCAGTCCACGACCCTGGACTGGAACAAGGACCTCGTTCACCTGATCGGCGTGGGGGCTCCCTCCCCCATGTCCAAGCGGGCGAGGATCGCATGGCTGTCCACGGCGGCATCCGCCTCGGACATCCCGCTGTTCACCCTGTCGGCGGACAACTGCCTGATCTACAACATCGGTTTCTTCAGCGGCCTCGATGATGCCAACATGATCGGCGCCGTGAAGGTGACCGGGGACCGCAACGTCTTCAAGGACTGCCACATCGCCGGGATCGGACACGACACCAACGATGCGGCCGGGGCCTACTCCCTGATGCTCGACGGAGCCGAGGAGTGCCTCTTCGAGCGCTGCTACATCGGCCTCAACACAATCGACGCCGGCACGGCGGCCAACTCGGAGATCCTGATCGACGGCGGCGCGAAGAACTGCGAGTTTTACGAATGCAAGATCTACCGGCGCATCGAACATGCGACGAACCATCCGCTCGTGAAGCTCGCTGACGCAACGGCCATCGACGAGTTCATTCTGTTCACCCGTTGCGGATTCATTCACACGGCAACCAACTACGGCATCACGGCCGGCGGCGTGTTCAAGCTGGCCGCGGATCTCACTCAGGGCCTGATCATTCTCGACAACTGCTATGCGGTCAACGACAATGCGTCCGGCGCCGGAAAGTGGGACGTGGATGACCGGGACAAGATCTGCGTGATCGCCTCCCCGACGCCGGCGGCCGACACGGCGGGTCTGATCCGGGTCGTGTAAGATGTCAACTGTCTAGCCGAACCGAGGGGCGGCGGTACGCCGCCGCCCCCACATTCCAGCGAGGAAGGAAATGGCAAAGGCCAGGCCTGCATCCGCCGCAAAGAAGCCGAAGAAAAGGTCCGCTCGGGCGCATCCGCCGGAAGAGCATCCGGCCGGCGTCGTTGCGGATGCCGTTCCGGAAACGACCCGCGAAAGCGACGCTGCCATCAGGGAAGGTAAGGCCGACATCGGGAGCATTGTCTGGAGGCACAGATGAGCGTCCGCAGATCCGGAGGGGCGGCCTCCGAAATCCATCTCGACTCCGACCCCTTGGCGGAAGGAATCGTTCAGGTCGGCGGAACCAGCACGTTCACGGACCGCACCCAGGAGTTTCGCAGTTGCGGCGTGGATCCGAACCTCTCCCTGTACTGCGAGAACGCAACGGACGGTTCCCACGGCGCCGTCACGGCCGTCTCCCAGGACGAGCACACCGTGACCTGCGCCCTGTCCGGGGGATCGGCCAACGTCTGGGCGGCCGGCGATGCCTACAAGATTTACAAAACGTCGACGAAGGATTCCGAGATCTCGAAGATCTGGATCGACAGGCGTGCCGGCAGGAAGGTCACCGGGAAGGATCGGCTGGAAAAGGGCATCCTCCCGGAAGATGTCGATCTGGACGAATACCGCGACAACGTCTTCGGGCCCGGACAGCCCGAAAGGAGTTAGCGCATGGGCAATACGGCTGGCGTTTATGGGGGCCTGCACCTGGATGTCCTGGAGCGGCTCGTACTGTGGGAGATGGGACAGGTCCAAGGCACAACCGTCAGTTACAGCGTCTATCCCAGATGGCTGATCCGTCAAAAGCTCAACGACAGGCAGAACACATTCGTCCAGGAGACGCATTGTCTGCGCCGGCTGGCTCTGATCCCGACAGTCCAAGGCCAACGCCTGTATCGTCTGCCGTCGAATTGCATCGACGACGGCGTGATCAATGTGAAGCTCTTCACGTCATCGACGGCATACGATGAGCTCGAGATTCGCGATGTCGATTGGCTGGATACTCACCGCGCCGGCTGGCTTACGGCCGAGGAGTCAACCCCAGAGCTGGCCTATCACGGCGGGTCGATGGGATCCATCCCTCTTCTCGGAATCTATCCGCCGCCCAACGCAACTGGCGTCGCCTATGCGACAGGCACGGATGTCGGGATCTCTGTCGGAACGGCCCTCGGAACGACGCAGCAATCGCTGTATGGGACAGCAACGGGAGGATCCGGCACGACGCTGGTCGATACGGGCACGACATTTACGAACTACGGGCTTGCGGCCGGAATGTGGGTCCGAAACATCACGGACGGCAGTTCGGGGATGATAACGGGCGTCGCAACGAATACGATCACATGCTCCGGAGGGTTCTCCGGAGGTTCCGCGAATGCGTTTTCGGCCGGCCACAGCTATGTGATCCTTGCCGGCGAATACGCCGTCAGAGTCGATCACGAGCGCGAGGTCTACATATACGGCAACCGTCACGGGGCCCTGGGCGATATCACCGTTCCGGAAAACACGCTGCTCGTCGAATATGTGCCGTTCCCGGTTCAGTTTCGATGGGACGAAACGGCGACTGATGCCAATCAAGGGAATGCCTATGCTTACCCGGAGATCCCGCGCAACTACCACAAGGCCCTCTATTGGGGCGTCGTGAGCGATCTGCTTCGGACCTTCCATCAGCAATCAAAGGAATTTGAGAGAGCGACATATTACGAGGAACTCTTTCAAGCGGCAGTATCGCAAGCGAAAGAGAATAAGGACCGCCGGCCGTTCAAGGAGAAAGAAGTGTACGTTGTTCCAGCCAAGAGGTGATCATGCCGTCTGCTCTTCTATTTTTCCATAAGGGGCTAACAGCCGATGCCGTTGATTGGTTCATGGAGCCTGGGCATATTCCCTATTTTTTGCCAGATGGATCAGCTCGAGGACAGTCATTTTATTGGTGCATGACAGATGGAAGGCTGGACCTGACATATGGTCTTAAAAAAGTAACGGTAACGGACATGGAGGCGACGTGTTTCGACCTCTACAAAATGGGTCCGTACATTTGGAATTTCACGGTGTTTCGGCTTTACAATATATATGTCGGAGGCTCTCCGCCTCACGGTGTTACCGAGTATGGGAACTATCTGGCAGCTGTAAGCCAATTCAAAACCGCCAGATACAAAAAGTTTTGCATCCACAAAAGGAATTACAACAATCTTTACAGCCATTTGATGGTTGACGAAGACGGCAATGCTTTTTTTGCCGCCGTCAATAACCCATCCGGCGCTCCGTCTGGGTCTGCCGGGGCCGCTGGAAGTCCAAACGGCGTCTACAAGCTGTATTATTCGTTTTTAATCACATATCCGAATGGGATGGTGTATGAGACTGGGCTGTCTCCGGCAAGTGGTGACGTGACGGTGACAAATCAGCAAATCAATTGGACGGGTATAGGAACATGCCCATCGCAGAGATGGTCATCGACATATGGCATTGACCCAACCATACACAGAAAGCTGTACCGCGGCCCTGGAACCGGAGGCACGCTGGCAGACATTTATTATGTCGCAACGATCACAAACAATTCTTCCACGACATATACAGATAACAATTCCGATGCGACATTGATAGCAAATGGAGTATGCCGAGTGAAGGATTTTATCCCGATGCATGGGGCATCGGGGACGAATTATGCTCATATCTTTGAGTTTCACAACGGGCGTCTTTATGAGGCTGATGCACAATATCCGTGGAGAATGAACTATTCGGAACCTGCGTATGGTGACACCGCAGCAGCAAACGAAAACATTCTCCCCATCGCCCGCAAGGCAACAAACTGGAACGACATCAGGCCGGCAGGATTGCCAGGAGAAAACAGAATCACGGCGCTGGTTAGTTGGGGATCTACTCTTTATATCGGAACTCAAAGCGGATGGATAAAAAAAAGTGGGGAATCTCCCTCGACATGGGTTCTAAGGAAAACAAACGCCATCCACGGGCCAATTAGCCAGAACGGAATCGCAATCTCTTCTTCTCCATTCGGAATTATTTACTTTACGAAGGGACCGATGGGCGAAATCAGGCTGGCTTTGTTCGATGGCGATTCGAGCCGGATCATCGGCAGCCCAAAGTACGATAAAATATTTGATTACTTATTGAACGGCAATGATGAACTTTGCCTTTCCTTGAGAATATCAGGGAATCTTCTTTATATCGAAAGAACAGGATTGGTCATTGATCTGAGCCGTTGGCCTGACTTGAGAATGTGGAATACACAGCTGCACAGCATGTGCAGGCTACTCGTTCCCGAGCAGACCTATGGAGCGCCAGCTGATATCGATTATGCCTATGTGTGCAATGGCCAGAGCTTGTTCAAAAAGCAATATGCCTTTTGTGATGGCACGGAAGATCGCTGGGTTTATGCCGGGGAAATCCATTATCCGTTTAGCACGCCTCTGTTTTTCGGTGACCTGCAGAGCATAAATAAGGTCAAGGTCTTGAAGGAATTGATAGTTAGGATGGATTTGCCGAAAAATTCCACAGCTCCACGATTCGTTACCTACGGCGGCATCCAGGTTTCGCTAGACAATGAAGGAACATGGATGCCATGGGGTCAAGATGGAACAAGATATTATCCAATAACCAGCGACGGCATAACAGTCATCAAGTTCCCTCCTGGAACGAAATGCAGGACGATGCGCCTATATGTGGCATTTGGGCCAAATTCGTTGTCCAACGAATATATAACGGTTCCTCCTAGAATATATTTCCCCTGGGAAATAAAATATGACGTTCTAGAAGACTAGTCTCTCGGAGGTCTGCCATGAGTATTCTTAAAAAAGCCACAAGATGGGTCGGAGAGCGCACGGGGCTGAAAAAGCCCGTTGATTATGTTCTCCGAAAGGGCGGGGAGATCATCAATCCAATCATCCCCAAGGAGATCAAGCCGGTCTTGACGGAGCCCGTGGAGCTGCTTTTCGGCGGCAGATCCCTTGGCGAGATGAATATCCTCCCCAAGGAGGTCAAGAATGTGCTGCCGAAAGAGGTTCGCAACCTGAGCGGGCCGGAGCTGGCGGCGCTGGCGGCGGCTGCAGCCTACGGTGGCTCTGCGCTGCTCGGAGCCGGCGGGGCCGCAGGCGGAGCGGGCGGATCCGGAAGCGTGCTGTCGCTGTTTGGCCCCGGAAACTCAATGTGGTTTGGCAGCTCCGGACTTCCGTCCAGCCTTTCGTCCCTCACGTCCATCGGTGGAGGCGTTGGTTTAACTCCTGGGGCGTTAACATCCGGAACCGGCGGCCTGGCCGTGAATCTGCCGTGGGCCGCAGCTGGCGGCGGCGGATGGCTTTCGAGCCTGTCGTCTGCATGGCCGGCCATGCTCGGCGGTTCCGGCACGGGACTGTCGAGCTGGATCCTGCCGACGCTGGGGATCGGGCTCGGTGCAGACCTCCTGTCCGGATACAACCAGGCAAAGCTCGAGAAGCAATCGAAGGAAGCCCTCGGCCAGGCCACGGATCGGTATCTGGCGGAAACGACCTGGAACCCGCAGCGCCGGGCCGAGTACATGAAGGGCGTCCAGAGCGAGCTGCAGTCGATGCTGGCCGGCAGGGAGCGTCGCATCGGTGAGGACGTGGCTGCGCGTGGTATTGGCGGCGGGGAGTACGGGCGGCAACTCGACAATGCGTACAGCGACGCCATGGGCACTGCCGTCAAGATGCTTTACGGAACCTACGAACCGTCCAACGTCAGCCCGGAAGTTCTGAAGGCATGGGCCACATCCGCGTCACCGACCCAGAGCGGCGGGTGGCGCTTCCTCGATTCGCTGTCGAATCTCGCCGGCAGCGCCGGATCGCAGATGCTCAACTGGATGCTGCTGAAGAACATTCTGCAAGCCGCATAGGCAGGAGGTAGAGCGATGGGACTTTTCAAGAGCATTT